TACAAAAGCTACCGCTACCCTTTCAGATGACCGAGTGCAGAGTAGTTCTAACCCACACAAAATGAGTGACATCATTGATAAGATGGTTGACCTTGAAAACGAAATCAACAAAGATATCGACCACCTCGTAAGTTTAAAAGGTGAGATTATGACACTGATAAAAGGTGTCAGTGATACAGAATGTCAAACCTTGCTTGAGTTGAGATATCTCTGCTATAAAAAGTGGGAGCAAGTAGCAGTTGAACTTGGATACAGCATTCAGCACACACATCGCATTCACGATAAGGCTTTGAAAATAATTTCAAAGATGAGATGAAATGTGATTGAATGTTACTATAATCAAGTAGTATTCTATACAATGAAGAAACAAGCAAAAGGACATCGAATTATCGGTGTCCTTTTTGTTGTGGTAAGGAGTGAAGCGAATGCCAAATAAACCAAGAACACCCTGTCATTATCGAAATTGTGCTAATTTATGCCCATATGGTGAATACTACTGCGATGAACATAAAGACAAAGCACGAAAGGAGTATGAGCACTATCACCGTGGATACAAGCCAAGCGAACGTTATGGCTACACTTGGAGAAAGATAAGGCAAGCCTATGTGCAGGCACATCCACTTTGTGAGGAGTGCCTAAAGAAAGGAATACTTACTCCTGTGCAGGAGGTTCACCATATCGTACCTCTTGGTGAAGGAGGTACAAACGACTTTAGTAATTTAATGAGCCTTTGTAAATCGTGCCACTCTGCTATCACATTGAAAGCAAACAACACTAAAAATTAGACCGTGGGGGTATCAAAATCCCTAAAACAAAAAGATTTGTGCAACGGGCTGGGGTTTCGTGTAAATTTTTTTGTATTCAAACAGGGTATTAACCCTATATGTAGATTAGAGGTGAGATGTTATGGCAGCCGATGGAACATATAGGGGTGGCAGACGAGTTAATTCAGGACCAAAGGCTGCCCCGTTAGCCGATAAGATTGTTCAAGGCAAGCCGGCAACAGCACTTGACCTTCCTGTATTTGATACTGGTGATTTAGATGCACCAGAAATGCTAATTCAAACACCGGACATACCAAGTGTGGATATGCCACAGCCAAGTGAATATTTGAAAACTGAACAAAGAGATGGAAGTTCACTCGGAGCAGATGTGATTTTTAATGAGGTATATAAATTTCTCAAAAAATTCAAATGTGATGAGTTTGTAAGTCCCCGTTTAGTTGAAGGCTATGCTATGAGCTTCGCACGATTTATACAGTGTGAAGAAGCAATAAGTAAATTTGGACTCGTTGGAAAGCACCCAACCACAGGTGCTCCCATAGCGAGTCCTTTTGTTTCTATGTCACAGTCATTCCAAAAACAAGCGAATTTACTGTGGTATGAAATTTTTGATGTGGTTAAGGCAAACAGCACTACTGCTGTTACTGGGAATCCACAAGACGATATTATGGAGAGCTTGCTCTCACAGAAAGGAATGTAGATATGAGTAAAATTATTTCAGCAGAAAGTGTGTGCGAAGGACATCCTGATAAATTATGTGATTTGATAGCTGATGGAATTCTTGATGCTTGTTTGATGGTAGACCCATTTTCAAGATGTGCTTGCGAGGTTCTGGCAACCAAGGGATTAATTGTTGTTGCCGGTGAAATCACCTGCAAAGAAAATATTGACTACAAAAGTGTAGTTAAAAAAGTGTTAGGTAATGTTGGGTATGATGACAGCGAATTTAAAATTCAAATAAAGATACACAATCAAAGTCCTGATATTGATGGTGGTGTTACAAAAAGTGATGGTGAGCTTGGTGCAGGAGACCAAGGTGTGGTTTATGGTTACGCTTGTGATGAAACTGACGAGATGTTACCACTCCCTGTGGTTCTGGCAAATCGCATAACAAGACAAATAGATATTGCTCGACATTGGAACAATGTAAAAGGCTTATTGCCAGACGGGAAATGTCTAGTTGGTATTGAGTATGAAAATGGTAAAGCAAAAAGAATTGATAGTGTTGTTATTTCAATGCAGCATGACGAAAGAGTAACTAATGCTAAATTAAAAGATTTCTTTAATTTTGTTATTGCTCCTAATGTGTTTACTGATTTGCCTATTGATTACAAAACAAAAATCCTAATCAATCCGTCTGGCAGATTTGTTGTTGGAGGCCCTGCTGGAGATACAGGACTTACTGGTAGAAAGTTGATGTGCGATACATATGGTGGAATTGCACATCACGGTGGTGGTGCGTTCAGTGGTAAGGACGCAACGAAAGTTGACAGGTCAGCAGCCTATTATGCTCGATATGTTGCAAAAAATGTCGTTGCAGCAGGTCTTGCTAAAAAATGTGAAGTTTGTATCACATATGCTATCGGAAAAGAAGAACCTGTATCGGTTCAAATTGACACATTTGGAACAGGAAATATAACTGTTGGCGAAATTGAAAATGCAGTAATGAAAACATTTGATTTCAGACCAAAAGCAATAATTGAACAGTTAAAATTGCGTGAACCTAATTTCACACTTACAACTTGCCATGGTCATTTTGGAAAAAGTGAACTTTCATATGAACAGACCAATAAAGTAGCTGCATTATTGGAGGTGATTAGAAATGGCTAAAAACACACCAAAGTTCGAAATGGTAAGTGTTGATAATTTAGTGCCATATGCAAACAATGCACGAACACACTCGCCTGAACAAGTAAATAAACTTCGCTCTTCACTACGAGAATATGGTTTCATATCTCCTGTAATTGTTGATGAAAATCTTACAATTCTTTGTGGACATGGTAGAGTTATGGCTGCAAAAGCTGAAGGAATAAAAGAAGTGCCATGCGTTTTCGCTGAACATTTAACTGAAGCTCAGAAAAAAGGATACATTCTTGCTGATAACCGTTTTGCTATGGATGCAGGTTGGGATGAAGAATTGTTGAAAATTGAAATGGAATCATTAATGGAAGCAAACTTTGATACTGCACTAACTGGCTTCGATGTTGCTGAACTTGACGAACTGTTTAAAACAGACATTGAGGATGATATTAAAGACGATAATTTTGATGTAGATGAAGAGCTTGAAAAACCTCAAATTTCAAAGCAAGGTGATTTGTGGAAACTTGGAAATCACAGGCTTGTTGTTGGTGATAGCACTGATGAGAAATGTTACGAATTGTTGATGGATGGAAAAAAAGCAAATCTTGTAGTAACGGATCCGCCATACAATGTTAACTATGAAGGTAGCGCAGGCAAAATAAAAAATGATAATCTCGAAAATGATAAATTTTTTGAGTTTTTGCTCGCTGCATTTAGCAATGCTGAAAAAGTTATGGCTAATGATGCAAGCATATATGTTTTTCATGCTGACACTGAAGGGCTGAATTTTAGAAAAGCCTTTGACAGTGCCGGCTTTTATTTATCCGGTTGCTGTATTTGGAAAAAGCCTAGCTTGGTACTCGGTCGCAGTCCTTATCAATGGCAACATGAACCAGTGCTTTATGGTTGGAAAAAAACAGGCAAACATAACTGGTATGCTGACAGAAAGCAAACTACAATTTGGGAATATGATAAACCAAAGAAAAATGCTGACCACCCAACAATGAAACCTATACCATTACTTGCCTATCCAATAATGAATTCATCACTAACAAATTGTATCGTTCTTGATATGTTTGGAGGCTCGGGTTCAACATTGATTGCCTGCGAACAAACAAATCGTATTTGCTACACAATTGAACTTGACGAAAAATATGCTGATGTAATTATTAAAAGATACATTGAGCAGGTCGGCACAAACGAAAATATAACGGTGTGCCGTGAAAACAAGGAATACAAATATTCAGAGGTGGTTACTGATGAGTAATTTAACGATGGCATCACTTTTTGATGGTTCTGGTGGCTTTCCACTAGCAGGATTAATGTGTGACATTGTCCCTATTTGGAGTAGTGAAATTGAACCATTCCCTATTAGGGTTACAACAAAGAGGATGCCATTTATCAAACACTATGGTGATGTTTCAAAAATTGATGGTGGCAAAGTTCCAAAAGTTGACATCATAACATTTGGTAGTCCCTGTCAAGATATGTCAATAGCAGGAAAAAGAAATGGTCTTGATGGTAAGCGTTCAAGCCTTTTTTATGAGGCAATTAGAATTATAAAAGAAATGAGGTGTTCAACAAATGGAGAGTATCCAAAATTTATCGTGTGGGAAAATGTGCCGGGTGCTTTCTCAAGCCAAAAAGGACAAGACTTTAGAGCAGTCCTTGAGGAAATTGTCAAAGTCAAAGACGAAACCCTCACAATTCCTATGCCTGAAAATGACAAGTGGTTGCCCTCTGGCACAATCGTGGGAAATGGTTACTCCGT